CCTACTGTGAATCCCATAGCTGCCATCAGGCCGGATGTATCTTTGATTTCAAAATTTCCACCCAACTTATGGCTAATTGTTAACATATTTGTTGCAGCATCCCAGCTAGCAACAATATTTGTAAATCCAGCGGCGCTGATTGCAGCAGGAACTACACTACCAACAATTGTAGAAGCATTTACTGCAATGGTTACAGTTGATGATGCACTCCAACCTGTGCTATTTGCCAAAGATTCTCTAATATCAAATGTACCACCACCATATGCATTAGTATATGTAGTTGTTACTGAAATATTAGTTGAACCAGTAGATGAACGTCTCCATAATTTAAATTTTGCAGTAGGAGTTGTAGTATCAGTTTCAATAAACAATGAACCTACAGGAATTCTAGATCCGCCACCTGTAAGATCAATAGATTGAGTAGCTTGATGTACACCGTTATAAATTGGTGCTTTAACAAGGCTCCAGGCCTGTGTACTAGCATTGTAGTATTTTACAGCCCAATTTGCACCATTGCTAGGTGTTGTTGTTTTAACCCATACACTTCCGGTTTGTGTAAATGTAGGATATGATGTGTGTGGCCCAACTGCTACTTGTTTAGAACCATCAAAACCAGTTGTTATTGTTGCCCATTGATTATCCGCTTTTTTATAGTAAATTGCGTTATGATATGCACCACCATTTTCTGATGTAACAACTACTGCATAATCACCTTTACTACCAAAACTAGTTAATGGTGTTCCTGACGGAGCAGCAGTTGCGCGATTTGTATTATCAATGATCAACGGAGTTTTATCTGTAAAAGTTTGAGTAGTATTGTTCCACTCGCTGATTCCAAATAATGAACTTGCTGTATCAACCCAATATGTTCCACCAACCGGGGAACCAACTGGAGTTGTAGTATTAGCTATTAACTCTGCTAAATTTACATCTGCACGAGCAATATATGCTCTTGAACTTGCACCTAACAAGCTGTAAGCTGCCTGTAGACCATATTCGTTTAGTTCACCACCATGAATTGGATTACTGTTAGAATCTGTATAGAATACAGGGGTACCGAATGTGTCAACAAGATCTCGCTGACTAGTAATTACATAAACTTTACCTGCATTAGCTGCTAATGTACCTTGAGCAGTACCGGTGCCGGATGCATTTTTCTTGTTTTGTGCTGTAGCAACAAATATTATTGGGGTGGTACCCGGTGCTGATGGAGTATAGAAACTCTCGTCAATAACGGTTACTTGTACGCCTGGGGATCCTAGTGCCATTGTATATCTCCTTAGATGGATTACTTTGTTTTATTTAGCCACTACAGTGAAAATCACAGGGTTAAATACAAGTGAAAAGGGCAGTGAAAAGGGCGGGGTATGAGAGATCTATGTAAAATTTGTGGTCAAAGACCTGTGGCAATCAACTACTATAAAGAAGGTAAACCATTCTATAGGTCAAAATGTGATCACTGTGCTAAAGGTAGAAAACAAGGAAAACCGCTGTGGGCCATTGCTGGGTATAAAAAGAAAACGACCTGTGATCGTTGCGGATATAATTCTAAATATTTAGAACAATTTAATGTTTATAATGTAGATGGTGATCCAAAAAACTGTCGATTTAATAACTTAAAAACTGTATGCGCTAATTGTCAGCGCATCCTTCACAAACTCAAGCTGCCTTGGCGACAAGGAGATTTAACTCCTGATTTTTAACCAATGACTCTAACTGCTCAAATAGCTCATCAATACTAGTATTATTGTGTACCACATTATCGATATTTCCACCTACCCAAGAAGTTTCACTAGAGTGTATTTTTAATCTTTCTAAATGTTGACGACTTAGTGCCCAAGTAGAATTTCCGTTAGGCCCACGATTTACACTTAATGCAGAATTATACCATTCGGGGTCATCACCCCTTTTAACACGTACTACAATTCCACCTGCATTATGTATAGCTTGGATTTCATTGGGAAATCTTACATCACTGATAACAATATTGTCACTTGTTTTACGCATTTTGTTTTCTAAACTAGCAATCCAAATATCGTCATGAAAGTGATTACGGCATACATCCGTACCCCAGTATTGCAAGATCCAGCGTGGAGTTAAATTGGGCATATTCAAACGTTCACTCCACCATGTATCTATTTCTTCACGCCATTCACGGGCTTGTTTTGTTCGACCTTCGAGCAAAGTTCTGTCCCAGCCAAATACATGGGCAACAGCATCTTTTAATGTGCTGGCAAAACTATCTCGCCTAAACCCGTGAAAATTAACCAAATAATCTGCGGCAGTATCTTTGCCACTACCTATAAAACCTACAAAACCTATGATCATAATATTTCCAGTGATACTATAATATATTACAATTAGGTTAAATTGTCAATATTTTTATTAGCCAGTAACCCAAGTAAGCGGGGTCCCGCCATCTTTGTAGTTGATTAGGTCTAGCTCTAACATTTCCATTTCGGCCTTGCCTTCAGTTTTTAATGCAGTTCCATTTAATGTTGTGCTGCCTTGCGGACTTGCAATAGTACCAAACTTTTCGCGAGCCTCACCTAACATTATTTTACAAGCTGCTAGAGAATAATCTTTTAACCATTGGCCTGCAAAAGAGTCCTGTAATAAGTTAAAATCTGGACGATAGTTATACATCCATACTAGAATTTCTTCTGATGATCTAGGACGTTGCATAATTGTCAGTAATTTTGTAGTTTTATTAAAGGTAAAATTAATGTCTGAACCAAACATTTTACCGACCTGTTTCTGATAACTAGCAAACGCATAATATGTTGCCAAACCGCCCATATTAGTACTAGACAACAAATATGTATTAGAATAAGCTAGGTTAAATGGTTCGAACAAACTGCCACCATCTCCACCACCGGTTCTGCTTCCAATACTACGACGAAATAATTGTCTTACGGCCATTACTTCTTTAGGAAGTATATAATCATTTTGATCTACCTGTATAGTTATAAAACCATAGCTTTCTTCTACAGCATTAGAACTTCTTTGACGAAATTTTGCCAATGCACGGTCAATTCCTGTGTTGTAGTGAATAGGATCTAGCTCTATGTCCACCATACCCGCTCCTAGCATAGCTTGAACATAGTCGATAACTTTTTGGCGTTCGTTTTCAGTTTCAGTCATACTAATATTTAGCTATAAATAAACATAGACAGGAGAATTAAAATTCCACGCTTATCACTTTACCGCCCAGAGAAGGGTAATGATTTTAAATTTTTAGATCGTGTAATTAACGAGCAATTTCAGGTGGGCGGCACTGATGTATTTGTACACAGATACCTAGGTCCTGTAGATCCTGCCGAAGGTGAAAGTAGTCCAGGTCTTCCTATGAATACAAATCTTATTCCAGAATTAGGAATACAAGATTTGATTTTTATGGAAAATCGTGATCGTCATTATGATCCCGACGTGTATATTATGCGTGGCATTTATACCATGCAAGATGTAGATTTTAATCTTAGTCAATTTGGATTGTTCCTGCAAAATGATAATATTTTCATAACATTCCACTTAAAGAACACTATAGATACTTTATCTAGAAAAATTATGCCTGGTGATGTTATAGAATTACCGCATATGAAAGATGAATATGCTTTAGATGATAGTCTAGTAGCATTAAAAAGATTTTACGTAATACAAGATGTTACTAGACCAGCAAGCGGATACAGTCAAACTTGGTATCCTCATTTGTTACGTGCTAAATGTGTTCCGCTAGTTGACAGCCAAGAATTTAAAGAAATACTTGATAGTGATGCAGGGGCAGGAGATGGTAGTAGTTTACGAGATTTACTCAGCACATATCAAAAGAGCATAGATATTAATAATCAAATTATTGCACAAGCAGATGCCGATGTACCTGCTAGTGGATTTGATACTACTAATTTATTTGTTTTACCAACATCTACTAGTACAGGATTAATTAATTTAGTTGATGCTAGTTCTACTAATTTAGATGCTAGTATACAACAAGCTATGTTAGATGCCAGTGTAATTTTACAATCTCCAGGACAAGATTTATACGTGGGGTATTTAACTGGCAACGGTCAGCCTCCAAATGGTGCACCATATGGACAAGGAATTTCTTTTCCTAATACTCCAATTATTGGTCAATTTTATTTGAGGACAGATTATCTACCTAACAGATTATTTAGATTTGATGGCAGTCATTGGGTTAAATTTGAAGACAATGTACGTATGACATTAAATAACTTTGGTTCTGAAGATATATCCAAACCAGTCAATACTGGCAAACAAATACAACAAACATTAAAATCTAGTTTCATTAATA